GTACAGTTTGCACAGTGTAACCTGCCGCTGTGCCTTGGTAGGTGTACTGGTCAGCAAAACTTAAGATGTCTGAAAATTCAGTGAGAACTTCTGTGTTGCCCACAACAGGAGCACCTTCTTCCAGTGTGCCGTTGCCAATGAACAATTTGCGCTTGTCGACAACCCATCCCAGTTCAGCGCCGGCTAAAGGTTCAGGTAGGTCTACTCGTAGACCTTTGCGGTTGGTGATTCTTGATATTTGTACGATTGCCACAGTGTGATTCCTTCGGGTATCACATATTTAGCAAGTAATACTGTTCGACCTTTTTCCACCATTGATCACGATAATGTTCAAACTCCCGCCCTTCCAGCACAAATTCTTGATACTCGGGCGGTTTTACCATGTTCATTTGCTCGTCTAACTCGGGTTTGACACACATCAAAACTACGCCTTTTTGGATCTTTGTACCATGCAGTTCATTATGTGCTTCTGCATAGGCGCACAACTGTACAAAATAATCATCGATCCACTCGCGCTTTTTGGGTTTGTTGGTCTGCTTGTAGTCCAGGATGGCTTCTTTGTTTAAGTGCATGCCTGCGCCGTCTGTGGTACCTGCGTATACCCGGGGAAAATACAACGGTACTTCAATGCCCCAAAACTCTGAAACATTTTTTAGGCCATGTTCCACCACAGTGTGCGCCATGGCATGGCTGGCCCATGAGAATGGATTTGTGCCACGTTCTTTTATTGTACCATCTCGAACATATTGCTCAAGGTATGTGTGCATGCGTGTGCCACGATTGGCTGCTTCTGTTGTGATGGCCTGTGCTTGTTCATGCCCCACTCGGTTGCGCCAGTTTTGCAAGGCTTTCTTGCTCTCTTCACTCTTGGTAGCATCAAGTATTGTGGTCACTGACGGTAACCGATTGCCATCTGGTGTGGCATACATTCTGCGTCCGTTGACGTTTTCTCGGGGAATGGGCTGATAATTAAATTTTGGATTGTACATGCTTTAAATGAGAATTGTATATGTGTTGATGTGTGTGTGTCAACAAGTTAAAAAGTTTTGAATTTAGTATATAACTGTCGACATTGGTTCGATTATCATAATCTGCAGTAAATTTAAGATAGTCAACAAACGCCGATTCGGTATCTTGAGTATTGTTTTTTAAAATTTCCAGCATTGATATAAAATATTCATGCATTATTCGAGTGAGTTTGTATTTTTTAAATACGCTGTGGCCAACACATTTTTCCAGCATCGGAATCAATATTGGTCGATACTGTGATGGAAGATTTTCCATCATCAGATGTGTTGGCTGATACAGATGTATACTGTTCAGGCTCAGTTCAGTCTGTGTTTGATCTGCCCAGTGTTCCCACCAATCAAGATAATCCACAGCGTAAAAAATATTATTCAATGAAAATACCGGAGTGACTTGGAATAAGAATTTTTTAGGGTTCTGTGCTATTAACAAAGCAACTGTTTTTAAATTATTTTCAATTTTGTCAAAACGTGCAGGCCATCGCACATAATGATAATTGTCGCCTATGCTGTCAATACTTGCTAAAAATTCTACTCGCCAAAACTGAGATAACTTTTCTACTAGGTTTTCTGTGAGATTTGTTGTAAAATTGGTAGTTATTCTCAACCCGGTTGTACTTGCTAACTTTTCGTCGATCAACCAATCAATTAATTTTAAAAATCCAGGCTGCAGCATTGTTTCGCCACCAATGGGATGCACAATATATCTCTGATTTTCTTTGTGTTTAACGCGAATCATATTGGTCATTTTGTTCCAATACGATTCATTTAATGAGATGTCACTGTCAATCCCAATGTTGACAGGATGATTCATTAATTTTGCCCATAAGTTACTGTCGTCAGAATTGCAACTACGACAGGCCAAATTACACAAATTACTGAACTTCATTCCAATTTGGAATTCGTCGGTTTTGTCGATCTGCTGAAATTGTTCTAGTTCGTCTACTGAATAGTTCAACATTAACTTTACACGTTCGGATTGTGCTTGATTGCTTTCTTCTAAATTGCACCGCCAGCAAGACTCTGGCAACTTGCCCGATGCCATGCTTGTTTTTACATTTTCTATAAAATTAAAATCCAACTCTTTATTTGAAAAAGAAGTGTCCAAATTACAACAAGATGTGACTTTAAATTTACCATGGAGCATTCTAAAATCTAACCGACTAATTGGTGCAACACAAAATGCAGAGTTATTTTTAATCCATTTAATGGTTTCTGTACTCATATTCTAAAACTTTCTCCACAACCGCAGCGGTCGCGTTCGTTTGGGTTGGAGAATTCAAAACCTTCGTTAAGACCTTGACGTACATAGTCTACTTGTGTGCCTTTTAAGTACACATCATGTTTTTTGTCAACTAATACACAGAAATCATTTTGAGCATAATTTATAGTGGCAGCATCAGGTTCGTATTCTTTAACATATTCCAACACATAAGCAAGCCCTGAGCAACCTGTGGTTTTAACGCCCAGTCGTATGCCAGCATAGCCTTTGACCTGTGTTAATTTTTGTATTTTTGTCCGTGCTGTTTCAGTTAACGAGATCATGCTTTTTACGATAATCTTCCACTGCGGCCTTTATAGCATCTTCAGCAAGAATAGAACAATGAATCTTGACTGGTGGCAGTGCGAGTTCTTGAGCAATCTCTGAATTTTTAATAGTTGCTGCCTGGTCAAGCGTTCGTCCTTTAACCCACTCGGTAACAAGAGAGGATGAGGCAATGGCACTTCCGCATCCGTATGTTTTGAATCTGGCATCTGTTATAATCCCGTTTTCAACTTTGATTTGCAATTTCATCACATCGCCGCAGGCCGGTGCTCCTACCATGCCTGTGCCAATGGTATCGTCAAGTTCGAACTTGCCCACATTGCGTGGATTCTCATAATGATCAATTACGGATTTACTATAGGCCATGTGATGTCTCCTTGCTATATTATAGCGTATTTACTGACTCTTGTCAATCGGACCGGTTATACGCCGCGGTCTTTGCCAGCAGCTTGTTTGGCCGAAGCGGCCACAATGTCTTGTGCCTTGTTCACAGGCATTTGGGTTGCACCAGTGTTGGCGCCTTTGTACATGATCACACTGGGATTGTTTGGATCGATGGGTTCTAACACTGAATCCAATGGAGCCTGGCTTACCACACTCACAATGTTTTGTTGATTTACCGGAAATCCTAAACTACGTGCAGTAGATATAAATGCATCAGTGCTGATTTGTTTTTGTGCATTTTCATCATTGGCTCTACCGGAAAGAAAATTCACCAGACCCATCAGTTTGTTCGGATCTAGTGAAGCGGCAGATTCGACTTCGTCGATTCTCATTATCTACGTGCTCGGCCTAATGCGGCTCCAGCTGAGGCAGGTTCTTCGGCGCCCAGGTTGGCACCCAGGTCGGCACCGACATCAGCACCCATTTCAGCACCCATTTCAGCACCAGCTTCAGCACCTGGCATTGGAGCAGGGGCAGCGCCTGGAACACCACTGGCAGCCATGCTGGTGTCAAGTGGTGCAGGTTGACCTGTCACAACACCCAGGGCTGTTTCCAGTTGTTGTTTGGAACCTTGCAAGTTTTGCACAAGACCTTGCAATGCCGCAGTGACATCACTGTTGAATTGCGTGGCCTGTTCAATGCCGATCTGATTGCGGATTGAGTCTACCAGTGCAGGCAGTTCTTTGAATTGCATCTCTGTGGTGTCTTCCAACATTGATTGCATTTTGTCTACCATGTCTTGTGCAGCCAACACAACTTGTGCCTGCTGAACTTCTGATTCTTTTAAAAATTGGTATGCCCTACGCAAACGGCTTTCAGCAGTTAGTGTGGCCTGAGCATTGATTAGTTCTTGTTCTTCAGGAGAAGGCTCCTGGCCTTTTGCCAATTTGTCTTTGGCTGCTTTGAGTTTGGCAGCGGCTGCTGGATCAGGGGTAGCTGGTGCACCTGCTGGTGGAACCATGTCTTCGCTCACGCGGTGAGTCAGTGCCTGTTCCATCATTACCAGTTTCAAGTAAGCAGGATTGCGCTCACTGGTGTGACGGCCAGTGCCACGTTGATGTTCAGCAATCACACCACGCACACGTTTTAGCATGGCCTGTGCTTCGCGCACTGTGAGCTTGTTCACAGGCATTTTGGTACCAAAGTAACTTTCAAATACTCGGGTCACTTGGCGGCTCTTTTTTGGTGTGGCCAGTTCGGTTAATTTCATTTGGCAAATCCTCTTAGTTGTAGATATTTAGCCGAATTTAAACATTTTTCAAGTTCTTGATTCAGCAGGGTAAGGTTCTCAATTTTAGGTGCAAGTTTGGTGCGCACCATTTCACGGAATTCAGGGCGACTGCTGCCATCTGCTTGCCCGTTACGGCAATGGATATCAGCTGTGAGTGTTTGTTTTTTGTTGTCTAGTATGCGTATGTTTTGTGCCAGTCGGTGTTGTTGTAAATGATCAGCCACACACCATGACATGGCTGTTCGTTTACTGCTGAATACACTCACAAGATCGTCACTGTGGTAATACACAGCAAATCCTACTGGGTTGGGCTTTACATGATAACGTCCAAACGCAACGTATCCACCATGTTCATCGTCAATGATCAGTTCAGTGTACACACGTTTGAGTTCACGCTCAGCAAAGCGTTCTAATTTTTGATCACGGGTCATAGTGTCTTGATATAATGAGTGGCCAGCCACCCCACAACGCCCAGCAGCACACCAATGATACCTATGCCCCAGGTAATGATTTGATCGTTGCGTTTTTCGCCCATTCGATGCACTATACTATGCACGTCTTTAACGTCTGATTTGATCTCATCAATGCAGATAGTCATGGAATCTAATTGTAGTTCCAGCGCTCGGTAACGTTCTGCACACAATTCAACGTGAGCTTCAAGACTTTTCTTTTCAATATCTGTAGTATCAACCATGTTCAGGCTCCAATGGCTTATTTATGGCTCGAAACCAAATGTTTTGATTCACGCCTTGAGCATGCAGTGTGGCAGTGTCAATTATGTGTTCGCCCAGTCCGGTGACCATGGGCACACCTTCGCAGTCAGCCACAAGTCCTGCCAGGTCGTCACTGTCAATGCCACTGCTGAGTACTCCTTCGGCTTCTACCTCAAATTCAAAGTGCCAGCTGTCTTTTTGCTTTACTGGATACACAATATTCATAGGCTGTGTTCTCAGGCTGACGATTTGCAATAGACTTTCCCAGTTGCGTTGTTGATTTCTGGCCTGATTCCAGTGTTCAGGAGTTTCAAGTCTCACGCCCGACTTGGTGGTGTAAGGCAACTGTTGAGGACGAAAATGTCCTGTGACACCAGTATGGGTACAATCAAAAAGGGTGCGGCACATGACTTTCATTATGTGCATATTTACGGCCAAAAAGAAACCCTGGATTTTTTACGTCCAGGGTTGAATTTTCACTATCTAGTTATTATGCCAAATTAGTGAATGTAGCATTGGCGCCGACGTTGGCGGTTGGGATACCAATGTTCAAACCACCTGTGGCGTTGGCTGTTTGAGCAGCGGTGACCAAGGTAGCTGTGGTGTAAGCACCTGCAGGGTAGATGGCCAAGTTGATAACACCTGCCACTGCGCCGGCTTGGTACATAGCGATAGTACCATTTTGTTGAATTGCTGTCAACACATTGTTCAAGTAACCGTTGACGTTACCAGCATTGGTAAGTGCAGCGTTTGCTATCAATGAGAAGAATTGCAGTTGTGGGCCAGCTAAATTGACTGGGCCTTGGGCCGCAACGTTTGCTGTTCCTACGATACTACCGTTTGCCACGTCCAGTGCAAATACTGGTTGTGTAGTTCCATTTACTTTTGTAAACTGTGCCATGATTTTTTCCTTTAGGTTAAGTGGTCTTGTTGGACCTGCTTTTATTTATACTTTCGGCAAAAAATCAGCCAGCTGGCGGATTGTTTTGAGCCGCATTTCTGGCTGTGAAGTCAAATCTATTTACTGCTTTGGCGTAGCCTGCATCAGTGGCCATAACCCAGCCTTCGTGTCCGGGATCTTTCAGGTCCAGCTGGCGCAGGATATCCATCTTCAAATCATACAACAACAAAAACAAGGTAAACGCCGCTGCCAGTGCACCTGTGTTGCTGGCCGGGCTGTTTAAGTATTCCACAATGTTGCCAAATTTCTTGGGAGTGACCTTGGTTTGTAGCCACTCGCCAAACCCAGGCATCAAGTTATCAAAGTTGCTGCTGGTTTTGATTCTGTGGTTGATATAGTCCACGCACAGTTTGGCTAGATCTGTGATCTGCTGTGCTCGCAGTTCTGCAGGATTAAACAGTGTAGCAA